TCAGCAGATGTTACGTTGCCTTCAACGTTAACAGTTATCTCAACGTTAGGAATAATGCCAGCTCTAAAGGCTGCATCCATAGATTGATTCAAATACTCGTTGGCTAAAGATTCTTCCGCTAGTGCTGTAGCATAATCTGCTACTGCTATAGTTTCTGTTAACAATTCTGCTGCTCTTGCTGCTTCTGCTGCTGCTCTAATTCCTTCTTCAGCAGCGGCTTTTTCTTCGGCAGTTTTTGCTTCAGCCAAAGCTTTTGCAGCAGCAGCTGCTGCCTCTGCTGCTTCTCTGATAGCGCGTTCAGATTCTTCTCTTGTTCTAGCAGCGGCTTCAGCATAGGCAGTTGTACGATCTGTCTTAGCATCCAAAACAGCTTGATTTGCTTTTGCTCGCGAGCCTGCGATACCAGTTGTCAGTTCATTAAGAATTATTTGTTGCTTGGCTAAGGTGTCGTACAAATCTTTAAGGTTTTGCTTAGCTGATTCAAAATACTCAGGCCACTTGGAAAACGGGTTGCCTGCCTCTAAATCTAATAATGTTTCGGCTAGAGCTTCTGTTTCAGTTCTAACCTTGTTCAATTCATCAAGTAGTTTTTCGGCTTTATCTACATCTTTCTCAGCAATAGCCTGCTTAATGTCTTCAATCAACATCAATTCTTCAACGCGTTTGCGTTCTTCATCTGTTAGTTTGCCTTGCAAGGCAGCAGCTAGTTGGATTCTATTTAAATCAAAACGTGATTCTTTTTGAATCAGCATCAAACTGATTTGTTTTAATCTGTTTAACTTGGTTTGTTCTTTCAGTTGCTTTGATCTTAGTTTTTCTAATTCTTTTTCACGTTTGATTGCTGCTTCTTCAATAGCGGCAAGTTGTTTGTCAACTCCTGGCTTGCCAATACCACCACCGGGGAAGAACAATGGTCTTGAAGCTTCTCCTGTTTGTCTTAAGATGTCTACAAACTGTAAAAGACCTGAGAACTTAGTAGGATCAAGAAAACTATTAACAAATGGAATACGACTTTGAACTTCAGATATAGCAACACCAACGCCACGAATAACATCGGCAGCGACAACGCCAAAACGTTCCATGGAATCAGTAGCGCCTGCAATACCATTTTCACCAGATAACAAAGTAAACGCATCTACTAAGCCTGAGCCAATAGTAGTTTGCATGCGTTCATAACTTGCTTCAAGCAAACTTACCTTGCCAGCATAGGTATCTAAGAAGGCTGCCCTTTGACCACTAAATTGATTGTTTAAAAGTTCCTGTATTTCGTTAAAAGATTTGGCTTTTAACTCTGACTTGCTAAGTCCTAGTTCATACTTGGACAAACTAGCATTATTGCCTAAGAAAGACTTGCTCAAATCGTTTACAACAGTTTGCAGTTCTACGCCGGTTCCTGCTGAAACATCTATGGCAGTATTTAAAATGTCTTGCGACATAGCAACTGAGCGTGTAGTGGAAGCAAGTGTTTGGAAAGCAGGTCTTAATTGACCTTTCGTAATCGCTGTAAACTTTTCTAAGTTTTCTAAATAGTTTTCTATTTCAGGTGTAGCAAACCCTAAGTTGACACCTTTTAACGCCGATTCAAAACGTCTAGCTGCTACTTCATCTTCTTCAAAAGCTTTTACAGCAGCCTTACCAAATTGCACAACCTCACGTACAGAAAATACCGCTACTACTGTTTTGGCTAATGACTTAAACTTCTTTTCTAAAGAATTGGTTGCTTTCTCTGCATCTTGAAAACCTTTTTTCTTTAGTTCACCTGCAATAATGATTTTAATATCAGATTCAGTTAATGCCATTATGCAGCCTTCCTATCGCTTAAAATACGATTGGCTAGATTTCTTTTTGCCTTTTCAATTGCAATTAACGTAGCGTTTAAAGCTTTGCCTTGATTGCGAGCGTAGGCCGCATAAAGTAAACGGCCTTTAGACTTTTGCCCTCTGCCGGAATAATCCACTAGCCCACCTATGCCATTCATAGCACCAATAAACCTTGCGCCTGCATCTGGATTGTTAGAAGCAGCTCTGGGGTTTGGAGAACCTACGCGCCCTGCTGTTTCTATAATTGCGCCTGTACGTGATTTGTTAAACAAAGTAAACAAAGACACAAAGCCAGATTGCTTCATACTACTATTGGCAACTGAGTAAGTTAAACCTCTACGAACAATGGTTTGATCGTAAGATGGAAATGCCGTTTTTCTACCAGCAACTCTTGGCTTACGTTCGTATCCAGGATTATTCCAATTAATTAAACCGCCGGGAGCTGTGCCTGGAACTTTAGACCTAGCATCTTTGATAATTGGCTTTAAGGCCTCGCGGATTTCCTTATCCATTTCCTTCTTAATATCAGGGGCAAGCTGTCTTAATGCTTTCTTAAGACCTACGACCCCTTCTATTATTACTGGCATGTTTCCTATCTTCCGCTTGTTTCTTCAGCACTTCTTGTATGGCTTTTAGCATACTGCTATCCATGTTGATAAACTCACTAGGCGCAATTCCTGTATGTACAGATAGTTGGGCTATTCTGTACGTAAGGGAATCACGCGTTAGCCATTTGGGGAATCATCACCAAGTACTTCAACAGCCTTCAAAGTGCTTAGGAACTTATCCCCAAATGGATAAACCTCTGGTGCATCTGCTCTACGCAAACACTCCCAAGCAAGCCAATATATGTCACTTTGCTTTTGGTCTTCTCTGAAAGCACGATAAAAGCCTTTCTTAGCATAAGATTCAAAAGCAAACTCAATGGCCGGTGTTATCTCGTGGATACTTTCCGTGCCATCTGCCCTTACAACTTTAAGACTTGCCATTTTTGCCCCTTTGTTAAATTAGAACGTGCCGCTGTCGGCTACTGTTACTACTGAGTTTACAGTAAATGTAATATCTTGTGTGGACATATCGCCAACCGCGCCGTTAATCGGAGTTAGGTTGTTGATTAAAATATCACCAGAAAATAGTTTGTTGGTTGCTGATACTGCTGCTGATGAATCTTGTACAAGTTTCCAAGCAACAGTTGTACCAAAAGCATCTGACAAGGTATCTAGTACTGAGGCAGCTGCCTGGTCATTGAGAAATGACACAGTAAGGGTTGCTGTTTCCAAGCCTTTTACAAACTTCTCTGAAGCATCGCCCATCGCTGTGACAGGAAGCTCTGCAAAAGATTGATTAAGTGTTACTGATGTACAATGATCGGATAGGTTAATCGCGTTGATTTTCAATCCGACCTTATTATTAAGCGTAATCGCCACGATTACTCCTCATCTTTCTTTGTTGGTTTCGGTTCTTTCTTTTCTGCGCTAGGGGTAATCTGACCAATCTTGATCAGAAAAGCCTCACGCTCTTTGTCATTATCAGCCATATTAACTCCAATCGGATAGAACGCTGATTGATACTTCACCGGACAACAGATCGCCTGCTGTTCCGGTTAAGACCGCTGGTGCGCTGAAAGTACCAATTGTATACGCAATTGATGATGCTTCCAACTTATTTACTATATTCAGGTAATAATCTTCAATGTTAATTAGGTTGCCTTGGTTATCAAACATAGGGGTTAGCACTATGAGCTTGAAGTTAACTTTAGGCTTAACTGTCTTGTAATGGTCGTTGCTTGGCTCAATGTATGGCTCATCAGGCTGCACCACAATGCTGTTAGCAAGCGGTGTGGCAGGTGGGAAGGAAAACACCTGCCACGCCGTATTGTCAGTTAGCGCGGCTGCGATTGTTCCTCGTAGGGTAGAGATTGCTGACATTATCCTACTTGACCGCCCGGCGCTAAGTGATCCGCAAGTAAACCGCGAACACGTGCCATTAGTGTATTGCCCATGCGATACGGCGAAGGTTGAAAGTCTGGTGAAATGCCACCAGCGTTTGAAGTTTGGCGAGCCTGCCAAATGTCCACAGCAATCATAAGTGATGCTAGGTTGACTTCAGGTAGTGTGGCATAATTATGATAAGTGTTGGGTGCTGTTATTGTGCCTACAGGCTGCACTTCAAATTTTATTTGATTTGCTGCGACTAACGCATAACTAATTTTGTATTGTTTTGTATCAGTTATAGTGTACGAGCCGTTAAATGTTGCACCGCTATGCGTAACTGTAACTGTCTGCCCAATGCTAAATTGATGTGGTACGTTTGTGTAAAGTGTTGCTACATTGTCGGTTAATTCTGTTGCAACTACCGAAGCTGTATTAAACCACAGTTTGCTTTTTACAACGTTTTCTGCTGCTTGGCAGCATTCTTCAACGACGGCAGATGAATACAAAGCACCTATTCCAAGTGCGCTACGTAATTCAGCTTCGGTAACATAAACTGCCGGCATTGTCTTTCCTTTCTAATGTTAGCCCCGGCGCAAGGGCTGTGCGCCGGGGTAACTCTACGATCTAGTTAGTTAGATCAGGACTTGTTGAACCAGTTTGCACCAGCGCCAACCTTGGTAGCTAATGCACCATATCCGTAATACAGCAAGTCAATTGTGCCATCGCTGTTTACATTGGTACGTAGCTGGAAGCGTGGTGATTCAAACCATTGATACGCATCTGGATTGATTGCAACCATTGAATAATCACCTAGACCAGTACCACCAGTTCCGGTGTTTAAGCGGTCTACGTAAAGGCTTAGACCTGCAACTGTTCCACGTACTGAATCTGGTGAAATTGCTCCACCAGCATTCTGTGGGTTAGCTGCAATATAAATTGGGCGGCCACCATCATTGTAAGACATAATCTTTGCCCATTGTTCTGGAGATACGACAAGATTACGTGCAAACCCTAGTGTTCCCTTATAGATTGCTGCTGCTGCTGTTGAGATGAAAGTAAGCAATCCGTCTTTGTCTTCAGTTGTTGCAGTTGCGTTTAGAACGCCACCTGATGCAAGACCTTGTTGAACAAAGTCATCAGTTTCTTTTGCATAAGCAAACTCCATTTGACGTACAAGCTCATCAAAGAAAACAGGGCTTGAACGATCAATAAGCTCAACAGTAGTAATTGCGCGACCTTTGAAAGGCTTGACAGATACGCTGAGATATGAAGCGGTTAATTGTGAATCTGCAATTGCCTGATTCTCATTAATTTGATCAACAGTTGGTACTGCTGTAATTTTTGGAATCTCAAATGTCATACCTGCATCAGGTAATGTGCCTCTTGAAATTGCATCAACATAAGGGCGGTCTGCATTTGATAGTGGATTGATAACCTCTGTTAGCTGACGTGTTGGAACCATGCCAGGCGCAGTAGTTGTTTCGTTATCGGCAGCGCGAACATACATCGCTGCATCTTCATCGCCAAGGAACTTTGCACGTAGAGTGTTTTCAAGGTACTTAGCCTTGGTAAACTCTAAACGTGGCTTGGCATAAATTGGTGCTGTAACTGTTGGGCGCGAAGCTTCCACCGCAGGGGCTTCAACCTCAGGCGCAACGGCTACGGCGTTTGTTGTGTCTTCCACAACGGCCTCGCTTTCGTTTTGGGTTGTTATTTCTTTTGCAGCATCATCTTCAGATGCAGCAACGCTCAAAACTTCCGCGCTTTTAAACGCAGCAGCTTGAACAAGACTTGTTTCTTCCATCTTACTTTTTAGTACACGATATACGCCATTTTCGCGCTTGCCATCAATAACTTCAACGCCAACTGATAAGCCGCTACGTAGTTGCTCAGATGCTTCAATAAGTGCATCTGTTCCGCGTGTCGTGTTGCTAATTTTAAATGTGGCGTACATGCCATCTTCATCTTCTCTGTAAGACACCATTCGGCCAATAGGCTTTTTTGCGTCATGTTCTAGCAAAAGCTTCGGCTTTGGGCTGTCTGGAATCTCAATAGATCCTTTTTCAAATACAACTTTGCCGGCAGATGTCTGCCCAATCTCACCATCAAACGGCACAATTTTGCCAGAGATGGTGCGCTCACTAATTGAGCATTCTAAATCGCTAGTAAATGTTAGGTGCATTTTCGTTTCCATTCGGTGATAGGTTTTCCATTTCCATGGCTTGTTCTACTGTAATTAAACCAAGTGATAACAGCTTCTCAATTACAGTTAATCTTTCAATTGCATTTACTGCGAGGAAAGCATCCTCTACATCAAACTTAACAATGTTAGTAGATGCTGTTATGTCATTCATGCTTAGTCGGCCTTCAATGGCATGCAAATAAGGAGCTAAAGATAGAGAAACAAACTGCCTACGCTCATCTTGAACGTTAGAATACGTAAGGCTGTTATTCATATCTGCGCTTATGTAATATGCAGGTACATTCATCAAACGCGCTACTTGCGTACTCATATTCTGTATTAGGTCTACATAACCCATGTCCTTAGGGCTAAAACTAGTCGGCACGTAATCTAAAGTGCTAGTCAGATAGGCTGTTGCGCGCTGTGATCGTGCCGACTTCCAAGCTGCCAATATGGCATCAACTTCTTCTTTGCTTAAATCTGCTCCAGTATTCTTAATTACACCTGAAGGCATTGGGGTTGCAGTTGCAACGCTTGTTGATTTATCTAAATCAATTGCAGC